TGGGTTGGCAATTAGCTAATGGAAATCAAGCATCTGCATTATGGCAATATAAATTAGGCTATAATGAAACTGGCTCATATGCATCAACTGGTAGTATATTTACTAAAACAGATGAAGATATTACAACAGAAGTATGGCGTAGAATAGTCAATAATTTACCTTATTTACTTAAAACTAAAGGGACTACAAGGTCTATTAAAGCGTTAATGAATACATATGGTATCCCTCAAACTTTATTATCTATTAGAGAATATGGAGGACCTAAAGTTGGAGAAGATACACCATTATTAATAGAAGATAGATTTTCATATGCATTACAATTTGATTCAAATGCAAAATTAGCTATACCAAATGCCTATATATCTGCTAGTGATTTTCCAAATACAATCAATTGGTCAGGATATGAACCAACTATTGATTTTTCAGTTCCAATCATAACAAGAGAATGGAGATTTAAACCTGCAACTCAATCTCACATGTTGTTGTCTAGTAGTCGAAATACCAATACTGGTTTACGTGATAATATGCATATAGGAATTGAACATACAGGTTCATATTCAGGTTCCAATCAATATGGAAGAATACATTTTGCAATAGGCGATAATAATCTTGGTAATCAATCTGGAAGTTCTTTAAGAACAGATTGGGTACCTTTATTTGATGGAGATTTTTGGAACATTCGATCATATTATGAAACAGATTTAGATGATTCAAATCCAACTGGTTCTAAATATTGGAATGCATCACGTAATCAAAATACAACATATCATATTCAAGTACAAAAGGCATCTGATTACATTACAGGAAAGGTTGTTCATAGATCAGCAGGATCTGTTAAACCTACTTCAATTGGTGATCATTTTAGCTCATGGGGAACTGATGCGCATTATCCTGGATCAGATAGCACCAACCTAGGTGTTCATTATTTAGGAGGACGTCATACCGGAGAAGATAGTGGTGTAGGGTTTCCAAATAATCCGGATGCACATAAAACTGCTGCATCATTTACACATAGTTTCAATTTAACCGAAACAAATAATATTACTAATATATCACAAATTCCATTGTTTTCAGGATCAATGCAAGAATATAGAGAATGGACAGAAAGATTAGATCAAAATGCATTTGATTTGCATACATTGAATCCAACATCATATGTTTCATCAATATCACCAACTTCATCATTTGACACATTAGTATATCATTTACCATTAGGAACAGATTTAAATGCTGTTGATTTGAGTACAAATTCTACAATAATTTCATCATCACATCCGGATCAATCGATTAAAGATTTTACAGTAAATAGTGATACAACAGATGATGCTCCAGCGATTGCAAGATCTCTAGATTTTCCAACTCCTTTAAATGCACAACGTGGTAATTTTTTACCGGTAGAAGAAACATATTATATTCAAGGAGTATCATTAGGAGGCACATTACCAAAATCACAAAAAATAAGATTTGATGAAAATAGATTGGAAGGAAGATTATCACCAGAAAATACAGTTGAAAAATCAAAATTTGATCTTGCTTCATTAGATTCTAACAAGTTAGGATTATTTTATTCTATTGCAGATCAAATAAACAAAGATATATTTAATCAAATTGGTGATGTTGCATTAGATGATTTTATAGGCGATCCAGATGATGAACATGAAAATACTTATCCAGATCTACATAAATTTTCAAAAGATTATTGGAAAAAATATTCAGATCGTAATGATATAAATGCATTTATTAAAATATTTAGTCAATTTGATTTTACATTATTCAATCAAATAAAACAATTATTACCAGAGCGTGCTGATGATGTAATGGGATTATTGGTAGAACCTCATGCAATAGAAAGAACAAAAATTGCAATTACAAAAAAACCTAGTCGTGAACGAGGAGATTATGATCTTTTAATACGTGAAATTGCTCCAACAGCTTCTGCAGTATATTCTGTATATGAAGGTATGGTATCCGGTTCTCCTTCTTTAAAAGAAACAACACATGTTTATCATGTGGGTTCAAGTGGTTATAATGATACTGGAAATTATATTGCTCAATATTATAATGATAGTGGACAATTTACAGGAAGTTCTGATTATTTTAATGTTAATCATATACCACCAGCAGATGAAGCAAATAGTATGACTAGTTCATTACTTCATACATATATTATAACTGGCTCATCAGATGCAAGTACAACCGGATCTACATGGTCATCATTTGATACAAATACATTAAAGACTTCAAATCTTTTCATGTCTGAATCAATCGGAGACATGCCATTTGGATTTTCAAATTCTCAAACTGATAAAATAAGATGTCAATTTGCAACTTACAATCAATCAGAAACAATACAAGATTTGAAATTTGCTTTGAAACATAGATTGCCATCATCATCTGTCGGAGGCGGAGCAAATAATTTTGAATTTGGAGAAATTTTAACAGCTTCTATAAATTGTAAAATTATGACAACTCCAGATAATATTCATGGAGAACATAATCGAATAGTAGGTAATGAGGGTCAAACTCTTTTTATTTCAAGCAATAATGGAGCAATAGTTGGGCGTACAATTCAAGAAAAATCAGAAACAGTATTTGTAAATATGAATTTTGGATCGGAAATGTCATCATCTTTTATAGAATTTAAAAATGTACATATTGAACCTAGAACGAATATAACTTTTGAATTTAATTATAATTACATATTTGTATCTGGATCTCAGATTGCAGCACCATCATCTGATGAATTAGGTGAATCACCTAATGGTTATGTTCCAACTAGAGCTACAATTGAATTAGATACAGTACATCTAATATCAACATTACGCAAACAAAGTAATGGATTTGGAGATCAAATACGACCCCAACAAATTTTAGAACCTAGACCTAGCAAAATATTTAAAAAGAAAATATTACATTATAGTACAGGATCTTTACATTTTACAAAACAAGTTAAAAATGCAAATGTTGCTTATAGTGCATCATTAGGTGATTTTTATAGTTCATCTTTAGCAATTGCTTCTATCAAGATGATCCAAATGCACAATCGGATAGAATAAAATATTTAGGAACTAGAATTCAAGCACCAGGAATAAATTTAGCTTCTGGATATGTAGAATTAGGATATGCTCCGATCATTGAAGTATATGGAGCAAATCCAAATCAGATTATATATAATAGAGATCCAGATTTGGCACAAGGAGATAATGCTGGAAACTTAACAATTGAGGCACCAGAACCTGTTAGAACAGATATAGCCGGCCAACCAGTTTCGCCAGTACGGCCGACACCTAGACCAAATTCATCACAAATCTACGGAAGATGATTAAATTAATATAAGAAATCAATATGGATGCATATTTATTAAAAAAGATAGGGTAAACTATGGGATACTTAAATAATTCGACAATAACGATCGATGCTATACTTACTAAAAAAGGAAGAGAACTTTTAGCTAGAGGCAGAGATGAATTTAAAATTACGCAATTCGCGTTAGCAGATGATGAAGTAGATTATGATTTATATAATCCAGATCATCCATTAGGAACAGCTTTCTATGGAGCTGCAATTGAGAATATGCCAATTGTAGAAGCATTGCCAGATGAAACACAAATGTTAAAATATAAACTAGTAACACTGCCAGTAAATACACCGAGAATACCGGTAGTTAGTGTAGGTGGATTAACAAAAATAACATTAAATGCTGGAGAGGCTAGTAGTCCAATTACACCACAAACAGTTAATTTTCAACTTGGAAATACAACATTTGGTTATACTGCAGTGTTAGCAGATTCAGATGTATGTGATATAATTGCAACGGGTGGTTCACAGTTTGCATCTATACCTGCATTTGTAGGTGATAATGAAGCAGCTCAAAGTAAAACAGTATCTGGTACAGCATTTACTATTACTGGAAAAACACATACTGATTCAGATAAAACAACATCAGTATTAATTGTAGGTAATGAGACCGGCGGACGTATATTGATAAACATCGTTGTTAAAAAGGCACAGGTAGGTAATTTTAATACTTCACCAGCTGGTTTAACAACATAATAGGGAAAACAAATTATGGCAAGATATTTTGGAGGTCAGGGTAATCAAGCAACACCTAACAGAGGCCAAGCAGCGCAGAACAATGCAAATGCTAGTAATGGTCCTTCGACACAACAACAAATTCAACAATTAGCAATATCATTAGCAAATGATATTGTAGCAGAACAGCAAGCCGCGGCTCAATTAAGTCGATTAGGAAGAATATATACTCCATTTGTTGAAAATGATGATGTATTACCTTTACAAGTCGAAACAGTAACAAAAGGATTATTTTCTGGAAATACAGGTAGTTTAGTTACAATGTTTACTTCTTCATTATTAACTGCTGCCCAAAGATCTTATTTTCATGAAGTACATAGTACAGGCGATCCTTCAACTAATTCAAATGCAATTTCAGAATTTTCAATTGCCTATGGACATGTAGATGGATCTGGATCATTAGATACAACTGGTAATTTGAATAATGATACTCCTTCGAGAGCAATTTATAAACAATATGCTCAATTATTATTAGCCCCTAATGATAAAAAATTTACAATTAATGGAATAGATACAAAACAAATTTACATATTAAACTTTAATCGTGCTAACATACGAGAAAAAATAGATCCTGGCAATTTTGAAATATCATTAGCCAGATTATCTGGTTCACTTGGTACAGATGGTTTAGGATCTAGTTTAAATTCAGCTCATACAGGTTCAAATGTAAAATTAGATGGAACAGGATATTTTGTACAAGTAATTGATGATTCATCAATTAATGATCCTGGTCAAGATGAAGGAGGACAAGTTTATAATCTTATATCTGGATCGATTGATGGAGGTGTGTCAGTATTTAATCCTAGTAGTCCAACATTTTATGGATTATTATATCCACAACATGGTGTTGCAATATTAAATGGAGAAACATTAAATTCTCAAGTAAATTTTGCATCTGTAACTGCTTCTCAAATTGAAGGAGCAAATGCTTTAAAATTATTTGCATCAATATCTAGTTCAAATGGAGTATCAGGGACAGTTAAAACCGGTGGAATACAAGCTAGATCATCAGAACAAGTTAAATCAACTTATTACTTTGTACGTATAAAAAATGGAGAATATAATTATTCAAATAATCCTTCATTCACTAGTGGATCATTAGGTGATTTACATTATCCAACATTTAGATCAAATCCACAAGTATATATTACAACTGTAGGATTATATAATATTAGAAAAGAATTATTAGCAGTAGCTAAATTAAGTCAGCCTTTATTGAAGAACTTTACTAGAGAAGCACTTGTTAAAGTTAAATTAGACTTTTAAAACTAAATAACGACATGACATGCCAATTAAACCATCAGTTTTTCGACCCATTAAAGCAAATGATGTACATCAAAGACCCTTCAAGTCTTATAAATCTTATAAAATAAGTAATTCGACAATTGCAGCAAATGTAACACAGTCAGCAAGATATCGTGGTGATCGTATAGATATTTTAAATTCAGATACAGGAACTGGATTATTAGAAATGCCATATCCTACGAATCCAGATGGAACTAATATGCATGTTTTATGGAAATCTTTAAATCATAGATTTTATAAAATTGGAAATAATAATGATTACATATCTGAACATGCATTATCATCTCGTACAAAAAAACAATTTCATTTATCTGCATCAACACTTGCAATACCATATAATGATGTAGGAGAACGTATTAAACCTAATACTGTATTTATAGAATCTAAATTAGGTACATTATCATCATATCATTTACATGCAGATAAGTTTGGTAATTTAAGAGATTATGCAATTCAAACAGCTAGTTTTGCATCAGCTAGTAACAATTTTTTTTATTTATCATTTAATAATGAATTTCAACAAGTTAATAATATCAATACTAAATCTGATGTTATACAAGGAGGAGCGCATTTTTCTGGAAAAAATATTACATATTCATTGAATGGCAAAAAAGAAACTACAACTGTAGAAGGCAATGTATCATTAGTTCCTGGAGTTCAAACGTCCTTTATTAGTGCATCACAATATTATGGAGAATATACTAGTTCAGGATTTGCATTACAATATAGTTCTGCATCACTTGGACATGCATCGGCATCTTATATACGTATACCTCATGATAGTGTATTTGATAGAATGGGCGCATGTGATGATTGGACTATATCATGTTGGGTTCGATTTAGTCCTTCAAATAATAATGAGTATAATGGTGGTGCAGTAGTAACTGAATATTTTCCTCTTTTCAATAAACAAGCTGTTATCAAAGAAAAGTTTTTTAATACAACAACTAAAACTATGGAATTTCGTACCATTGTGCGAAATGAGGCAACTGCACCTGTAAATGCTACAGCCGGTAATTCACAACTAGTTAGCCAAGTAGCAGGCCAACGATTTCCATTTGCTATCAATTTAGCACGTATGCAAGCAAGTGCATTATCTACTGATGAAACAGAAAGAGAACCAGTTTCAATTCGTTTAGCAGTTTTATTAGGAGATGGAAGTCGAACTACTGGTGCTGTATATAATTTACTTCCATGGACAGGTTCATTAGGAAATTCCTGGAATCATCTCACTGTTCAAAATTCAGGGTCAAATATATTTGTTTTTGCTAATGGTGAACAAATTGATCATGTAGGAGCAGACCCAGGCCTGGCAATAAATTTATCAGGTTTTGGATCAACAATAAATAGTGCAGATCTTATGATTGGCTCGCCAACAACAACTCATACTGGAAGTCATGGATCTATCAGGACTGGTCAAGGATATGAAATGGCTGAAATAAGAATGTATGATTATGCAGTAAATCAAACTGGTATTTCTTCTTTGTCTAGCAATGATTATTTTTCGGGATCATTATATCAAACAAATATTGCTGGTAATGTGTTTAATCGTAATGGTCAGATAGTTGTATCTTCTCCATTACCAAAATATAATACAGGGTCGGGAACATTTGGTAATGATCATACATATACTGTTAAATATCGTGGTACTCATCAAATATACGAAAATCAAGTAATGGTTCGTGTGCCAAAAGATGAATGTAATGTATCAGTTAATCCTAGTTCAACGTTTACTCCAACAACAAATCCAAATTCATTAGATGGTTGTGCAAATGATTCAAAACAATCAAATTTAGCACCAGGAGAATTTCGTAAACGTATGTTTATGTCAGGATCAGCATTTCCTTATATAACAACTATTGGATTATATAATGAGAAAGCACAATTATTAGCAGTAGGAAAATGTGCTCAACCGATCCAAAAGCGATCGGATATTGATATGAATTTCATTGTTAGATGGGATTACTAATATTTATATAAAAGGAGTTACATATGGCTTGGAGAAGCAAAAGTAAGACACGACAAAAAGCAATCAAAGAAGGTTATAGATCAGGATTTGAAAGTAAGGTTGCACAACAAATTTCAAAACATAAAATAGACCCAAAAAAGATATATGAATGTACAACCGTACCATTTACAGTACCAGAAAAGAAACGTACTTATTTGGTAGATTTCACATTACCAAATGGTATATTAGTTGAGGCAAAAGGAAGATGGACAACTGAAGATAGAGCTAAACATTTGTTGATTAAGAAACAACATCCAAAATTAGATATCCGAATATTATTTATGTCAGGTAAAACAAAAATTAGAAAAGGTTCAAAAACAACTTATGGAGATTTTTGTGATAAACATGGAATAATATGGGCAGAAAAAAATATTCCAGAAAGTTGGTTAAAAACTTGACCTTACGAGATTTTTTCGATATATTTTATATAAATACTTTTATGAAAGTTAAACTTGAATAAAACATTATTATTGTAAATGATAATGCTAATATAAAAATAAATGAGTAAATTTTCGCTTATAGCACTGTTAGAATCTGTCTTAAATAAAGGCAAAATTACATCTAATAATAATATCGCATTTAATTGTCCTTTTTGTAATCATCATAAAAAGAAATTAGAAATTGATATAGTTACGCAACATTGGCATTGTTGGGTATGTAATGCAGCTGGACGTAAATTAGCAGTATTATTTAGAAAATTAAATGTACAACGAGAAAAGATATCGAAATTAATACAACTGGTTGATGAGGTAGAATATAAGCCAAGCAAAACATCAACTGATACTCCAGTATTACATTTACCAGAAGGATATAGACCATTATGGGATCTGGATAGTACATCACCAGAATATAGAAATGCAGTATATTATTTGAAAGG